AAATCTTTATCCGATACTTTAGTTTGTATAGTAACATCACTGGATGAGTTTGATATACGAAGAATTTCAGTGCCATCATCATCTATTTGAACACCATTACCACCACTACCAGCGTCTAAAATTATAGCACTATCTGTGTCTATTTTAAAAGAACTAGGATCGCTTATTGTGCTTCCAGATAATGTCATGTCACCAACAGTTAAATCTGCTGGAAGTGATACATTACTACTTGCATCTTCTATAACTGCTTTTGTTGCAGGTAGAGTACAGAATACATCTTTTGTACCTGCTGAAAAGTCTACAGCGTTGTTTGAGTTTGATGATGTGATTATAGTTGTTCTTGCTAATGCACCTGCTGATACAGTTCCAAGACCAACTTCAAATTCTGCGTTTGCTTGATTAACGATTGCGTAATAAGTTGTGTTAGTGTTTCCTATTGCACTAGAAAAAGTTTCAAAACCTTGAACGGCTCCTGCTAAAGTTAATGTACCTGTACCTGTAGTGGTAGAGGTTTCTCTTACTCTGTCATGTACAATTAATGCCATTTAATACTCCTATCCAGAGATTCTTAATATAGCTGCTGAAGTTGTAAACGCTGGAAATACAACTGTAAAAGTTCCTGATGTGCTAGTTTTATCTGCTCCAAAATCTAAAACTGCAACAGCTGCATTAGTTGTAGCTGAAGATGTGTTATAGATTAATGCTCCTCTTGCTGTGATTGTCGCTGACGTAAAAGACAAATCTGCAAAGTCAACCATGGCAACACCTTTACCAGTTCCTGAACCAATAGAAGTGCCGTTGTTAACTAAAGCTCCACCACCTGCTGAATAAGTTCCAGTGTTACTAACTTCATTACTTGAAGCGTAAGCTGTAGTAGTTGAGTTTAAAGATGCTGAAGAAGTATAAAGAGCTAATTTAAATTTATCACCACCTGATTGTTTAAAGTTGTGATCTGCTTCTAGTAGTTGTTTTTTAAAAGCGTTTGCAATTGCTTGTGTTATAGCCATAATATATCTCTTATTTTCCTCCGACCCGAGGAACACCTGATTGGTATTCATCACGTCTTCTTCTTCCCATTTGTTCTATTGCAAAACCTTCAGTCGCTTGTTTATAACGTCCTTCATATAATTGCAGAAGATCTGCAGGTCCTTTTAAAAAGCTAAAAGCTTCGACTAAACATGCATACAAAAGTCCGTTGGGAAAATACTTACTTAGGTATGTAGTTGTATTTGTACTCGATAAGCCTGGATCTTTCAAGATATAATTGACTTGAACCTGGTATGTTGAGTTAGGAGTTGGCGCTAAAACCATTTTATCATCGTCCCACATACCATAATATTTAGGTTCTCCAGTAACCCCTGTTGAATTAAATTCTGACATAAAACTTGTATCTCTAAATTCTAAAAAATTTCTCGTGGATCCCGAACCACCATTTACTATTTGAACAGATCTAACTATTAAAGCATCTGCTGGAGTAGATATAAATCTATCATTGGTAACTAAATTAGCTGTAGCATATCGTCTATTATTATCAGAATCTACATCTCTATAAATTCTAAATTCTGCATTTTCGATAAAACCATTAACAATAGTAGAAGTTAAAACATTACTATCTACTTCTGTATAGTCACTAATTTTTTGTACTAATTCTGCATATGTCATTATTCAGAGTTTCCTTTATATTTTCTACGTATTTTTTCTACTTTATCAGGTCTAACTTCTTCATACATTTCAAGATGTGGATCTTGTTTTTCAGGTGTAAAAATATTTTTAATCCAATTAATAAATTTTCTAATCATGGTGATATCGTTATGGGGCCTATTGAGCACCCATATCCTCCTCCTTTTACATTTCCTGTTGTAGCAGTATCTGAGTTAACTGTAAAATAGAAAAAATTACTTAATGCAAAATCTGTTGTAACTCTTATTCCATTTTGAAATAAACCAGTTGTTATTGCATATCCGGATCCCTGACCTATGTTTGCACCTGTAATTCCATCAAAACTAGGAATAGTTGCATAAGCAAAGACAGGATTAGTAGATGTTCCTGTGCCAGGTGATATTGTAGGTGGACCTCTAAATAAATAAGTAGTACCATTTGTTAAACCGTGTCCAGGTACATTTACATTTAAAACACCTGATCCTGCTTGATAAGTTTTAAAACCGTTTTCAGGAATCATAACAGTTGTAATTGGTTCTGTTCTAGCAACTCTAGCGTTTCTTAATGCAATAGCATCAGAGCCATGTGGTTTAGGTTCTAATTGTGGTTGCTTAGGTTCAAATTCAGAAAAATGAACTAAAGCTCCATTCCATTCTCTAACCATTTCTTTATGAGGAAATTCCATTCCTGATCTATCAGAAATTGCTCTTGCGTGTTTTCCTGATGCGTAATTTGCCATTAGGTTCCTGGGTAATAAATTTTAGGTGTTATGTAAGTACTTGAAGCTGAACCATCTTCTTGTAAAGCTCTTTGAAATTCATCTTCATAAACTAATTTCATATTTTGCATTAACTGTGGTGCATACTTCATTGATAAATAATAAGCTAATCCTGAAACCATGCAAGGTATAAATCTAAAAGGCATATCAGTTGCATTTGTATACTCACCTATATCTTGAATTCTTTTTATATAATAAAAATGCATATCTTTTGATGCATTAGTAGAATCAGGAGTAGGATAAATATTAATACTAACATGATCAATAAATCTTTGTACCCAATATTGATTAGGTGATCCTTGAGAAAGTTTATTAGAAAAGGCAGCATAAGTTGATCTATCGACTTTTGTCATCGGACTATCAGACTGATCTGTTGCAGTTCTATCTGATCTTAATTGCGCTTCAAGAACATCAGATATTCCATAAATACCATTTGGATTTGAAGTAGCACTTGTACCATCTCCAGATGATCTAAAAAATTTATATTCAGA